GGTCACTCCCCGCAACCCCATCAGACTTGTTCAATGCATCTGACAGGACGGATCCATAACCAACATCGGGGTCTTGCAAAAGATGGCAAGGCAGCCTTCACCGGTCGGACACCTCGCGATGTCCTAGATTTTGTTAGCCTCTCGGCCTAATTTTCTTTCGAAGATTATGGGTTGGCAGCAAACGAAACTGGATCCGCGAGCTCACAATCATATTCCACGTACAGGTTGCCCACCTGGGCATCTGCCTGAGTAGGATTAGATACTACGTAGTATCCAATCGTACCGCAATTGATAAGCCTGGAATCAGCCGCGGACACATGGTCCACATTGGCTTTGTAATACCAATCTGAGTTGAAATCAGACTTATCGAGGCGCAATTCAGCAGATGAATAGAGGGGGACCTGTGTAAACTTTCGACACTGGGACAGGGCCTCCAATTTATTGGAGACGGAGGCGGACCAGAAGTTTCCATCTACTGGGTCTGTAAACCAGCCCATCGCAAATTGACCATTGGTTGTGGTCCCTACGATGGGTCGGTAGATAAACTTGATAGAGTGGAAACGGTACCGAGAGTAATTCTCCGCTACACTATTCAACCAAGTAAAGAACCTTGGGGAAATAGTGGTCGACGCAGCAATAGCGAATGGAGAAGTAGCAGCGCCCTTGACACTGGCAGACTGAAATAATTCAGTATTCCGGAGTCGAATGACGCCACGACTATTCATATTCGCCGTAAAGCCGCGAGGTACAACTGGTCTTTCTACCATACCCTGTCCAGGCTGTCTTAGGACTAGAGCTTGAGAACCCAATTTCTGACGTTTTGCTGGTGTCAAACCAGAATCATTCTTTCGTTTTATAGCCATGAGATATATTTCATGCCCCGGGGGGGACCAATTCAGGGGGATCACAGCAGTGGTCTCTTCTAATTGTTCTGTCTCTGTGCCTGGAAAATCTCATGGAGGTAAGACGCACGATCCTCATACCGAACTCCAGTCATATCCCTAGACCGGAACCATCCTGGACGAGGGAAATATACTTCACCTTTACGAAGCATGTCAATGTATTCATGTGGAAGGGGAGGGATACCACGTTTAAGACTAGACTTAAACTGGTTCCACCTTCTTGCACCGAATATCTTGACATGCTTCATAGAAGAAGCATCCACAACCCATCTCCTCAATGCCATTATCTGACCAGCATAACCACCATCCTTCTGGTAGGGGTCCAAAAATGGACCACTATCTAAAGGACCAAAGGATTCACCATATCCCGGCTGCCTCCACTCATAGATCCCGCCTACATACTTTTCCAACTGATCGTGGTACATCTGGGAAAGACGAGAATAGTCATTCCGAGTACCATGAAGAAAAGTAAATAGGCCGAGTCTATGTGCATTCATCCACATCAACTGATTCCTGGTGAACTTGTGACCATCTGGAATAGGGGCACCAAGCCCACCCCACTCAGTGGGGCCATAGATCGGTCCAGGGAAACCACGTAGGATAGGATAATACTGTCGGAAGAGTCTCACATAAATGGGAAGGGTCTTCGGGTTAGAAAACCGAGAAAACTCCCTCCAATTCTGTGCGAGAACCTCCCAAGGCATTATCTGCCTTCCGGTCTCTGTATCGATCTGCTTATCCAGTGGCATATTCAACAGACCCACATTGGGGACAGAGATTGTCTTCCATTTCCGACTAGTCTTATCGTAAGTACAGTACGTGGAATTCACGAGAGCCAGGTCCCTCGAGTAGTAGTTCTTCCCAAGGGAGAACTCCAACCCTACGGATCTGGTCGCCCGTTTCCACTTACGGTATTCACTTGGATTAGCAGGAAATAGGACATCATCTCCATTGATGCGCATGAATCGCTCACGCGGAATAGCCATGACACTGGCTGACCTATTGATCAGACATAGCAAAGGGAAAGATAAGATGTGACCCATCATTTGACCTCGAGTAATATCAACAGGGGATCTTCCCTTCAACTCCAACTGGGAATGAACCAAAGACTTGATTACTAATTCCTTGATCCAAGGTACATACTGTACCAAGGTGGGGTCAAGAAATGAGAAATCTGTCTTAGCCAACATGGCTCTTGCGGCGTACTCTGTATACTCCAGATAAATGTTATCAGTGGCGGCTGAATAGTCACCACTGACAACCTTCTCCTTCCTCCGCAATTCCAGACCCACAAGAGCATCCTCAACAGGGGATCCTCCTATGAGTTGGTAGATCGGAGAGAGACGCATGGCACCATGCCATGCCTTCTGGATTGGAGTAAGAAGCTGTAAGAACCATTTTGACTTGGTAACAATCCTAACCTTGAGTGGCTCTGTGAGACCGGTTGCCTGAACAG